AGTGTGGCATTTGCTGGTAAATTCGAAGATAAATTCCATACAACAACAATTGGTTGCGGAATTATCGATTGATATGCCCACATACCACCAGAAACAATAAAACAATTATTATGTGAAATATTATAAACTATAAATCCAGTTGGATTTGGAGTTGCATCACCAATAATACGGTCACTTAAACTAACACAATATTTTGGTATTGAATAATTAGCCATATTAACTTAATATCCATTCATCAAAATATTCTTGCGAAAATATTCCAGAAGTACCCGCAGTTCCAAAAGTACCTGAGGTTCCAAAAGTACCAATTCCACCACTACCCCATATACCACCAGATCCTGTAACAAATATTTGGTTATTTTGTTGATTAATAACTACAAATCCAGAGGAAGCTCCAGATGTAGAACCAATATTTCTATTAGATTCTCCAACTCGATAACCAATTCCGTGTACGATATCTATAGTCATATTAGTATTTATATTTCCAAAATTATCTATAATATGGGTTTTTATCTATATTATATGATGCAGCCCGAGATTAAAAAACCCCTTGACATCCTACGTAAAAATGCGCTAATATTCATGTATGAGAGACAGAAGCTACCTTATGAAACGATTTGCAATTATATTTTTGATTTGTAGTACGGCCTGGTGTGGACCACACCGGCTCTTTCGCGCGTCACTTGCGGCTGTAGCTAGCGCGACGGCTGCGGACATTTCCTCGTCGGTTGGAATGCGGGAACTTAACCCAATCCTAGGTCGTGGCGCATTCGGCACAAGACAGGCTGGGATATGCGTTGGAATTTCTAGCGGCGTGGTACTCGCGGAATGGTTGTTTATGCGTCATCACACAGACCGGGAGCGTGCAGCGGCATTTGCAAACTTCGGGCTCGCAGCGGCACATGCGGCGGTTGCAACGCGAAATTACCGGCTGCCGGATCGGTGAGATTAAAATACCATCACACGTAAACCCAAAAAATGGAAGAAATATATCAATTGGAGTCGTATGAATTATGTGGATTCAAATAAAAATACACTATTACCATTATCGATTATTTTTTTAAATCCGTTATTCATAACATTCAGTTTTTCCATTAAATACTTCTGGCGGAGTATAATGATATTTCTTCCAGAGTTTCGTTAAAATATTTTCATAATTCCATGCTTGGAATAATGTCATAGTTTCTTCCCAAATGATAGAAATTTGAAATGATTTATATTGTTTATCCGAATATCTATATTTAATTTTAGTAGAAATACCTAATTTATAAAAATAGGTTCCATCCGATCTTTCAAATTTATAAAAATATATAATCGCTAAATCATTTTTCTTTTCTGGAAATTTTTGGAAAAATTTATTAAAATATCCTCCTGAAATTTTATTATAACCACATTTTTGACAATCACACCCCTTTAAATGGTTTGTTGGATATACATAAAAAGAACCATGTTCTGGACAAATAACTTTTACTTTTTCTAAAATAGAAGTGTAAATAGTTTCGGAATAATCATATTTAATACCATGTATTTTTTGTGCATCTTTTATAAATTGTTCTGTGGTTTTAGAGAATCTTATTCTTTGTGCATCAGCAAAACATTCGGGGCATCCTTCAAAATTTAAATGATTGGCAGGCGATTGTTGAAATTCTAAATTATGAATATTACAATGTATTTGAACTAAAATAGAATTTTTATATAATGTGTGGAGTTATAAGAATATTTACCCGGATATAATTTTTTGGATTGTTCAATAAATTCTTCAGTTGTTTTTCTTTTCATATTATCTCAAACATAAATAATCCGGTAATATATTTTGGTGTATTTGTTATTAAGAAATTGATTTTGTGTTTTGTTCTTTATGTTGGGCTTCAATTGATTATAATTTTGAGATTCATTTACAAATGGTTGACTCATATACTATATTTATGAGTTATTTGCAGTCGGGTAATTTACAGTCGGGTAATTTGCGGACGCTGAACCCTTTGGTGTTGCCACCACAATAAAAATTAGATTTATATAATCCATTTTTTTCGCACCATTTAGAAAAATTGGTTATTTCTTCTTTATGTTGATCTGGAAAGGTAATTTCATATCTTTTGGCTAGAGCGTGTGAAATAGCATCTTTAGTTTTTTGGTTTCTTTTTTTATATTTTTTTGGATCTAAATTAATTGCTTTATATCCAGATGCACTACCTCTTGAAAGATTTCCATGATTTATATTATGTTCTTTACAAAATTTCTTGAGATTTTTAATCATTTCCTTGTGTTGGTCTGGAAAGGTAATTTCCCATGTATTTGAATTAAAATCCGAGGATACTTGAATTGAATGCGCCGATTGCTTTTTTCCCAATCGCGGATGTTGTTCCGGGTGATCTCGGTATAGTGTTTTTTTGGTCGCGGACATTTTATTACAGGTGCTTTTTTTCTTTAATTTTCCTTTTTGGTTACTAGTAGTAAATCCGTGATGTTCTGGATTATCTTTATAAAATTTTATATTAGCAATGCTGATTTTCTTTTTGTGTTTTTCTGATTTCGGAAGACCTTCTAAACCGACAAAATTACCATTTTTACCTCCATAAATTTTATTAGTAAGAATTCCACCTTTATGTCGTAATTCCCAAAAATGTGTAAGAAATTCTTCTAATTCAAATGCTTCATCTTCAGTCGCTTTATAGCATATCTTTATAATAGGTTTCATACCAGTTTCTAAAATTCTTTGAATTTCTTGAACTTTTTCTGGATTATTTGTATTTTCTATAGATTCGGTTAAATGGTCATAGGCGCGTGTATTAATGCCTTTTCCAACATAAAATGGCATCATAGTCGCTGGATCATAATAAATGTAAGTATATGTGTTGTCGCTTGATATAATCATTTTGTCGTTTTGCAAATTTTAATTCTTAAGTGCAGTATAGCACGTAACTGATGGAATGTCAAGTGGGTATTCAACCCTGGAATTTCCTAAGTACCTCATAATATTATTTATACATTATAATTGCGATTTTAGAAATTATTTTCATAAAAAAGAAGGGAATCCGAAGATTCCCTTGAATTATTTCAATTTATTTTTAAATCCAAAATAACTTGTAAGTTGTTGATTCTATTACAGCAAATTAATTATCCGTATCATCCGATAATATGCACTTGAGTTACCTTGCAGTGTAGCATTTCCATCAGACCAGAATGGATTTGGAGCAAGAGCATAGCGGGTTTTAAACGCAATCTTCGGCTGGAAGGTATGTGGATCCTGCGCCCTGAATAATTGCAGAGGCACATAAGGACAATAAAAGAGCCCCGCATCGTAAGCGTTGGCACCCTTATAACCAACTAACAGGAATTCTTCATTTGCTCCACCATTTCCAAAGTAAGGATCAATATAGACGCGGTAACGTCCATTTAATACACCTACAAAGGTATTTCCAGTATCATCTACAGTCAGATCGGTTTGTAATGCGGGTGTATAATCTAATTTTCCAGCCATTACTAATGCAGATGCAACGTCTGAAGAACAGATTATAACATTTCCACGACCACGACGGGTAGCCTTTGCGATAGCATTTGCTTCACGTTCTACCTGGTAAATAAGACCCTTGAATTTTTCAACTGACCAACGACCATTTGCGTCTACGTCTAAGTCAAATGTTCCAGGGACTGTAGTTTGTGCAGCACCAGTGACTGAAATATAATAAATGGTTCTAATAACTTCACGGTTAATTTCAGTTAAAATTTCAGCAGATAGAATATTTGCTAATTCTGTTTCTGCATCCAGACCATGAATAGCTTTCAAGTCCTGTGCAACTTCAACCGAATACTCGGCCTTTAATGCACGTGTCTTTGCTTCTACCGAAACCTTATCGATAGAGAATGCCATTTGGTTGAAATCAGATCCAACACCATCACCCAATGCTTCAGCTTGTGATGTAGTCATTGGACGACCAATTGTATATCCAGTTGCTCCACTTACTGGAGGATAACCAGTAGATACAGGGTCTGTTCCTACTTGTGCTGTTGCACCAGAGAAGCTATTAACACCAGTTGAACCCATCCAATCTTGGCCATTTGGGCCATTAGGATCTTGACCCGAAAATTGGGTTTGTGCTTCATTAAACAATGCTTCTGTACCTTGTTTACTGGTATAACGTGACTTCATCGCAAAAATTAATCCGGTCGGTCCTACCATGGGTTGGACACCGCATACGTCATAAGCA